GTGTTCCCCTCTCCCGTGTTGTAGATTGCATTCGATTATGCCGTATTTGTTTAGTCCCGTCTTCGGACGTTGTGACAAAATAATTAGTATTTTTGAATTGTAATATTTCTAGCCCCGTTACCATTATATCTCGCGTACGCGCCTGATATCGTGTTAATTAAGGATGATACTACAACTAGTGCTGGTCCTAATTTCTCATTGCCTACCAGTTTAGAGAGAGAGACATATCAAGTCTCTCTCTCAAATTTTAGCCATCAAAACAGATTACCTATCTGTTCTTTTCGCCAATTTGACAAACAACAATATTTTAAAGCAGAGTACCTCTCTGCATTTGAACTGTTTCTTGTTCCATAAAAGCTACCTTGCTCGAAAGAGCATGTAATCCTGTCTGTAGCATACACAGGTATGGGACTCCAGTATGGAGTTCCCCATAACACAATCAGCATCAATGATTATAGATGTTGGTTTACCGTAATGAAAAAGTCCGGTTGACTTATTAATCAAATCTGAGGTTGTTCGTAAGTGTGGCCCCTCAGAATACAAGCACTTGCTTCGAATATTAATGATAAGCGAAGATTCGCCAAGGTTACCCCAGTTGTCTCATCTAAGAAGGATGAAAGAGATAAGAAGCGCAAATCTTTTAAGAAGAGTTCTCGAACTCGTCCTGAAAGTGACGATCCTGTCTCGCGACCCCAGTTGCCTTTGCCCCCCCTCCCTGCTCCAAAGAAAGTACCCAAAGCTTCTAAGAAGACCCAGAAGAAAGTTAAGGTTGGAGAGTTTGATCATATAACTCCCCGACTTGTTGATCCTTTTGAAATTTCAGAGGATGAACCCCTTATTGTTGAAGGTCGTTTAATAGATCCTTATGTTCCTTTGCCAGATGATGTTGACATTGTCATATCATCAGTACGTCTCTCTGATACAGTAGTGAGAGAAAAAGTCATTCATTATTCTACTGGTGAATACCCCGTTGAGACAGATTATCTCATCGTGGAAACTCCAGAAGAACAAGTTCGTTATCCTATTGATGAAATGGATGACATTTCAGTTAACTTGTTAGAAACTGTTGAAGATGTTGGTTTCACACCAATTGTGCCAGTTTTGCAAGTTATTGAAACATATGTTGTTGAAGACATTGTTGACCAAGAGACGGGTGAGGAGTTTAAGTCTGTACCTTTTTTGAAAATACAGAAACCACGCCCCACCGTTTTTAACGTTGACGATTTAGAGCAACAACCCGCTTCAAAGAAAGTAAATAAGATTGATGCCAGTTTGGCTAATATCTCAGAAGCTGACTATGCTAAGAGAGTTTCAGATGCAGCAAAGACCACCAAAGGTATTGCTCGTAAGAAGAAACAAGCTGAGCGTCAAAGACACGCACAGGCTGCACAGCAGTCAGAGATGAAGAGAGAAAATGTCAAGTTCACTCGTAACAAGAAGATGAACATGTTGAATAATTGGATGGATGGTCTTTTAGATCTTCCCGATTACTATGGTGATGAAGTCCCGAAAGATAAACACCAGAAGAAGACCCGTGCTCGCAAAGCATCCAATGTGTCCGAATCTCCTAGAGCTTATACAGCTGAAGCTGTCAGAGCGTTTCGCAAGGAACAATCTGATAAGCGTGAGGAGAAAAAGAAGAAGAAGGAAGTTCGTCGTGCAGTCACAGAAAGTTATAATGTTTTCTCAGATATACTTGAGAAACATATTGGCTCCAAGACCCTAGGTTGGTTGGAGTGGATTATTAACTTTATTGATGTTATTCGAAGTATTTGTCGTTTCAAAGATTTTGATATGCGTAGAGCACTTTTGACACAGTGGATTCAACAACAAGGATTTCGCCTTATTGAGTCCACAATTATGTCTTCTATTATGGCTAAGATTATTACTGAAGCTCCTCATGTTCCCCATTTCAAGGAGAGCACAAATAGAGCCGTTGCACAATCTTTGTCAGAACAACTTGACAATGTCGGAGATGTTTTGGAATACGTGTTTGATAGTTCCTTTGCTGATGCAATTAAGAATTTTTTCGTTAGTTGTGCTTCTATGCACTTTTTCGGATATAAGGTTGATAATCGGGTTTTCTTTTATTTAGGTTCGCCTATGAGAATGCCGATGTATGACCTTACACGTATTGCCATTAAGTCTCTTGCTAAGATTGTTAAAGCTATGGAGGACATTGCAGAAGGTGTTCCTTTGTCAGAAGCTTTGTTTATGAAAGATCCTTGGGTCTTTAACAGGGCTAAGTTCAGTCAATTGATGTTTCAACAAAATCACCTATATACTGGGAAGCCAGTTGAAGGTAAGTTTCCAAAAGCCATATGGTTAAAGGAGACAGATGAAGTTTTGTTGTATTTTCGGAATCGATTGAAATTGACGTCGAGTTTGAAACAAGCTTACACAGATTTGTCATCCATGATAACGACGCTTGAAGAAGCTCGTTGCAATGTGATAGTCACTCTTTCTGGAGGATATCGAAATGCTCCTTTTGCCGTTTGTTTGGGTAAGAATCCCGGTATAGGCAAGAGTAATTTGATTGATTTCATTGCTTATGAGTGGTGTCGTGTTCAAGGATACAACTACACTCCTGATATGGTCTTTCACAGAGATATGACCTCCGAATTTTGGGATGGACTTTCTAGTCAGATTGTTTATCATTTTTCAGAGATTGGTACAGCTAGTAAGAAAATAGCTGAGACTCGTGGAGATGAAGCAGCGATGGAACTCACCTCTATTATTGACAGTGTTATGAAGAGTGTGAATATGGCTGATGTCAAGGACAAAGGAAAAGTGAAAGCTTTACCAGAGATTGTCATTGCAGATACAAACAATTTTTCGATGAACTATCAACACATGACGTGCAATTTTGCGGCGTTTATGAGGAGATTTCTGTTTATTGAAGCAGTTGTTATTGAGAAGTATCGTTTACCTGGCAGTTGTCAGATCGATTATTCCAAGTGTAATGATGGAACTCATGCGTTGAATCGCTGGGAGTTCAGAGTCTGGAGAGAAGCTGCTATTGATCCTCAGAGGACTAAGCAGATTTTGCTTGGTGAGAAACTTGATATTTTCCAGTTGAGTACTCTTCTCAGAGCACAATTTGCTGATCATCTTGCTTCGCAGAAGTTTGTGGAAGAGCTACGCCAAGACAACAAGTTGTTTCGTCTTGATCCTGAAGAGAAAGATTTTCCTGAAACTAATCCTTTGGTTGCTGCTGCTTCTCCTGTTGGAAAGCGTCTTGTTGGTACCTTTTTAGAAAGAGCCAATGAATATGCGAAGTATTCTGCAGAGAAGTTTGATGAGTTGAAGACTCGTGTTGAATCACATTTTGGTACAACACTTGCTGAAGAAAAGCAATGGGATGGCTATCAGTTGCAAGGTGATGAACTCTTATCAGATTCGTTTGCTGAGAGTGAAGTCACAGAGTTTGATGCTGCCTATCAGGAAGAAGTCAAGCATGCATCTGCAGAGATGAAGACTGTTGCTTTACCTATGCGTCGACTCAGTTTGATGTCTGATGAAGACAAAGCTGATATGGAGTTTGATATGAAGAAGTCCATGTATGTGCGCATTTGTGGGAGAAAGTATCTCTATTACATGCCCATTAAGACAGCTTATAGTCTTCGTGTTGATCAGATACAACAGTATGTGCAGAGTAGAGTCCATTGCCCTGTGATTATTGGCTGTGGTGCAACTTTTCTCATTGACAACTCGAAAACAGAGTTCAGAGATGCGAATGATTTCGAGATCATTGCTTCTCCTGAAATGTTAAGTGTTGAGCAGTTTGATGCTGATCCTGTTAGGAGTCATTCTTTTACACAGTGGTTAATGTTTTTCTTTGGAAATTTTTATTTCATAGGAGGACTGTTTTGGCATTTGCTTTTGATGATACTTCATATTCCTGCCTTGTTTTTTGCAGAATTTGGAGTTACAGGAAAGTTTCTTCAATACATTGTTGCTGTTGCGTTGCCCGCTATTAACTTGAATTTCATTCTCGTTTCTTCGTGGTTTCTTTGCTCTTTTTTTTATCAGATGATAGTGGGGCCTTATGATCCCATTGATAGCTTGAGAAAGAAATTGAATTCATTATTGTTGCGCTTTGGACTTGGCAGATATAACATTACGAGTTTTCAGATGAAAGTGATGTTAGGATTTGTTGGTCTGTTTACTGGTGCTATGCTCTATTGGAGAAAAGCCGGTGGTGCTGATGATGAAGATGATACTCCTAGCCGTGAGATTGTTGAAGATCATGGTTTTAAGAAAGTCACTCAAGGTAACATTGTTGAAGTTAAGGAGATTGAAGAGAAGCTTGATGCTGGAAAGTCATATAAGCGGATGGATAGTTCCAGGAATAAGGAAATCTGGGTCAACTATGTTGATCATTCTAATCCATCGCCTCATACTGACTCTCTTGAGTCTCTTGGTGCATTAGCAATGAAGAATTTGCGAAAAGCGAAGATTACTGTTCCGGGTGTGCGTGCCTCTTATGGATATGCACTTGGTATCAGTAATAACTGTTTTATCATGCCTGGTCACTATTTTCATGATGTGACGGAAGCATGTACAGTTGAGCTTTGGAGTCAGAGCAAGGGTGTTGCTGCAGGAGGTTCTCACACTGTTAAGCTACGCAAGGAGGATATGGTTGAGACCGGTGTTGATCAGGTGGTTTTTAGAGTCACAGATATGCCAGTCCATAACATTTTGCCTCATATTTCTGAAGGTCCCGGTGCCCAGGTGGGAAAAGGTTTTTTCAGAAATGCAGAAGTTAAGTGTATTTATTCTTCAAAGACTATGATCATTGACATTGCAGATTGCAACAAGTCTTACAAACTTCCTGAGTATTACATGGTCTCTGCACCCACAAGTGCTGGAGATTGTGGTCTGCCTCTCGTGTTCGAGAGAGATCAAGGGAAGTCCATTGTAGGTATGCATGTCGCAGGTTCGATGGGAAGTGCTGAAGATAACATTGGTTATAGCAATGTCTTTTACAAGTCGCGTATTGAGAGAGCGATAGAGATTTTGTATAATGGTGTCTCGCAGTCTTTGAATGAACCACTTGAACCAACGATTGTTGGAGATGGTTTTATCCCTTTGTCTATTCTTGAAGAGCCAATTCCTAAGAGTTCATTCAGGTATGAAGAGCTCGAGAATCTTGAATTACATGGTAAGCTTCCAGGTAAAGTTTTGGTTAGAAACAAGTCGTCTATTAAGAAGAGTAAACTACATGATTGTGGTTTAGACGAGGTTTTCAACAAGACTTTTGGATGGTATCCGGTAGTTCATTTCATTCCCCCAATTATGGAACCTAAGTGGGTTGGAGGTGAGTACCTCAATCCATGGAGCCTCAATCTCATCAAAGCCAATAAGAAGAAGAAAGTTTTGGACAGACGTATTATGCGTCGTTCTGTTCATTATATCTTGAATCATTTGGTGAGAGAGATGTCGAAGTTAAAAGTTCCTAAATTGCAACCCCTTGAGTTGGATGTTGCCATCAATGGAGTTGTGGAGGATGAGTTCATTCGACGTATCAATGCAAGCACGGCCGCTGGTTTCGGACTGAAAGGAAAGAAACGTGATCATATGCCAAAGGTGGAAAATGAGAAGCGTGAGCTTGCTGAGCATTTGCAGTTCCAGATGGTTGCCATATTTGAGGCTTTTGAAAAAGGTGAATACGTTCACTTTGTTTATGTTGCTTCTTTGAAGGATGAACCACGTGAAATTTCCAAAGTACATAAGGGTAAGACTAGAGTTTTCTTTATGTCTCCTTTGTTGGAACTGGTTATTATGCGGATGTTACTTAGTCCCTTCTATACCTTGATGGTTCAACATTCGCGTGTGTTTGGAGCCTGTATTGGTATGAATCCACATCGTGAATTTGGAGAGCTGTTTAAAGAGCTTTCAGATTTTTCAGGATTGTGGATGGAAGGTGACTTTGGTGGATTTGATATGTCTATGCCTCCTGACATTGGTCAAGGTGTTAATGACATTGTTTATGGTTTTCTTAAGGAGTTTGGATACAATGCCTATTCACTGTGCATGGTTCAAGGAATTCTCGCTGAGAATTTGAACGTGTACGTTTGTATGAATTTGGATCTTTACTCCTCCTTTGGTCTTCAACCCTCGGGAAAATTTGCCACTGCAGAAGATAATTCTTTGAGAAATCTTCTTGGGATGGTATATGCTTTTTTCGAGATGTCTGAAGCTAAGGGTTTGAATTTGGATTTCTTTTCATGTGTTTGCCCAAAAGTATATGGTGATGATCTTTTAGCGGCTGTGAAGCCTGAAATTTCTACTTGGTATAACAACAATACTTTTTCAGAGTTTGTTGATAGAGTGTTTGGTATGGAATATACAAATACTCAGAAGACTAAGGAGATGGATGACTTCATCAACCCTGCTCAATCAAGTTTTCTCAAGAGGAATTTTGAGTTTCATGAAGCCTTAGGTCGAATTGTTGGCAAATTGGATTATAACTCTATATACAAGAGTTTGATCTGGACAGAGCCCTCAGTTTCGGTTCCTGAAGCAGAGCAGTTGATTATGACCATTGATTCAGCTCTACGAGAGAGCTTTTTCCATTTGACTGAGGAGAAATATGACGTTTTACGTAAGTTTCTCCTTGCACAGTTCGAGTCACACTATTCACTTAGTGCTAAGTTGTGCAAAACCCATTTTCATACTTATGAAGAACTAGTTGAGTTCTACGCTAGTGTGAAAAGCTCCCCAAAGGACAGTGATGTACCTGTGTTTCCTCACGAAATCGTCACTGAAGCCAGCAACCGGATATGCGAAGTCTCCGGTATACAAACTGACTATAGGATATTCGCGGAATGTAGTTTTAGTCGACTCTCCCTCGAAGAAAAGAAAGAATGGCTCAGCAAGAAAGATTTAGAACAGTTAATCAGTGATCTACAAACTGAACAGAAGTTGCTTGATGAAGAAGATTTTAGATCTCCTTTTCCTGATTTCCGTATTGAAGACATGAAACGTCTCACAGAGTATAACAGCTCTCAGGAGATTCGTGATTCAGTGGACAATTACATTGTCGGATATCATAAGAGGAAGGAGGTCCATGATACTCTTAATTTTGCGACCAGCGCTTTAGCGCGCCACTCTTCAAATGCTCGATTCGTAGCTGAAATGATGACAGGTTTGCCTCATGAAGGAACTGTCGATTCAGCGCTGACGGAGAAACATGAAAATGTTGTTGACGTTGGTGGAGAAGAGAGTAAAGAGAATGATTGTTTGACGTTTTCAGCTCCCAACAAGCGCACAATGGTGCCTATGGGAAATTTTCTTTCTCGACCAATTTTGGTAGGAACTTACACTGTGGCGTTGTCAACGCCTTATAGTTCCATTCTTAATGTTTTTGATCTCTTTTTTGCTGATCCTAGTATCAGAGCTAAGTTGAGAAATTTTGCATTTTTGCGTGGAAAGCTTAAGTTACGACTTTCTATTTCCGCTTCTCCTTTCCATTATGGAAAGTTTTATGTTTGCTACGTGCCCCAGGCGTTGAATAATGACATTTTCAATTTCTACGCTGGAGCTGCCGCAGCTTACAGGAACTCTTTTCTGGTTTGGATGTCGCAGTTGGAGATAAGTCACATTATGGATGTGGGAGATAATATGCCCTTGGATTTTGAGATACCCTATATTAATTTCCAACACAATGTGCGTCTTTTCAATGCTGCAACAACTTCTATTTCTGGAGCTTTCAATGATGTTACCAATCTTGGAAAGTTATTGATTTACTCCATTAATGATATCAAATCAGCTAATTCAACTGCTCCAACCTCGCTCTCCATGGCATTATATGCGTATATGGATGATGCGGAGATTGTTGGAGCGACGGGAACTCAGGTGTCTATTACCACTGAGGGAAAGAATGAGCTGGTTCAAGGTGTTGTTGAGAAGACAGCGAGTGCTATGGCAAACGCTTCTGGAAGTTTGACTACAGTTCCATTCATTTCGCCCTATGCAATGGCTAGTGAAAAGGTTTTCATGTCTATTGCATATTTGGCGTCTTTGTTTGGGTGGTCAGCGCCCATGGTGTCTCCATCAACGAGCAAACCTGGTCACATAAAGAATGATGCATATCAAAATGCTGTTGAAACCATTACTTACAACATGGGAAAGAAATTGACTTTCGATCCGTTGCAAGAAATTATGGTGGATCCACGTGTCTGCGGAGCAGAAGTGGACCAATTAGCATTCTCATTTTTGTGTGCCAAGGAGAGCTTGTTGGCTCAGTTTACTTGGAATGAAACAGATGTAGCATTTGCAACTTTATTGTATAGTGCATTTGTTCATCCTTTGATGAGCTTTCTGGGACCCACAGCTGCAGGACAGGCATTCATACAACCTACAGCTCTTGCTTACTGTGCCACACCTTTTGTGTTTTGGCGCGGGAAAATAGAGTTTAAGTTTGTGATAGTTTGTTCTCAATTGCATCGTGGAAAATTGGCTGTAATATTCGATCCGAATGTAGCCCAATACACCATTATTACGACGACACTCCATATGAATAAGCAATATATGACAATAGTTGATATTCAGGAGACTACAGAATTTAGTGTGTGTGTTGATTGGAATTTTCCGAAGCAATGGGCTCGTCTTTCAGATGATGTTCATGCGAACAGATCCTCAGGAGCAAATTTTGCAGCTGCATCAGCGGTTAATATGGTTGATGTAGCAAATGGATTCATTACTGTTTTTCCATATAATGCTTTACAATGTCCTGATTCGACCTCAACGGTTCAAGTCAATGTTTTTGTTAAATCTACGGACATGCAATTCAATGTTTTTGACCCATATCGTATGCCCTTTACGAGAGCTACGACTCAGTCGATGAATACTACAGAATATCCCTCAACTTGTTTTGAACTTGCTGAGCCCAACTTGGATACGCGGAATATGTCGCAATTTCATTTTTGGTGAACAGCCCTTTTCATTTAGATCTTATCTGAAAAGGTTCTTTACATCTTACACTCCGACAATCGTCGGTTTCACAGGGAATACTGATTTCACCTACACGAGGAGAATCATTCCAGACATTGTTCCTGCATTTGGAGGAGCAACAGTTTCTACTGTTCCAGATTTGCTATCATATCTTCGGTATGCTTTTGTAGGTTTCAAAGGAAGCATTAGAAAGAGGATCAGAGCGCGAGGAGCAATTTTCGGTGCTCAAGACCATATCAAAGTTGGCCTAGCACGCCCAAGTACTTCGTCAACGGAAGTAGCGATCACGTCAGGATCGGGCGCCCCATCGGTTTCAGGATTGGGGATGGCAACTTTTGTGCCAATGACAAATGGAGGAGTCGAAGTCGAGATTCCATACTACTCCAATAACTTGTATAATCCTTCAGGAATTGCAACGTTTGCCAACTTGGTTGGATGCGCTGACAATAATTTCGAGAATTATGGTCTCTGGATGTACAAGTATTGGGGTGAAAGTAGCCCAACTGCTAGTTGTACCCTAACAATTAGCGAAGAAACAGCTTATGGTGATGATTTCACACTGCTGTATTTCTTGGCTGCTCCTCCATACAATACTGGAAATTTTTAATATGAGAAAAAAGCGAATAAGTGCCTATTTCTCTCCGGAAATTTCTAGTGACAAAGTGAGTTACCTACTCACAAATCGGGTTTTTAGTTAAAGCAGGATACCTTCTTGCAACCAATTACCAAAACACTGTGTTTATACATAAGTTGATCTTCGTGATCTTCTTCATGTGGCGCATGGTGGCTAACTCTAGATCATGTCTTCCTTAAAGACACTGATCGGGCGGGACAACGCCATATAAGATAAGGATTCAGAAAATCTTCGGTCAGATTTGAGTTTAGCCCGGAAGATTTTTATTTTCCTG